CTACGCGAAGGCCCTTGCGGCGCGCGGCAAGGGCGACGGCAAGCTACTGTTCGACCACCGTCAGGCGTCGGATGCGTGGAATCTCGACAATCGCCGCGAGCGCATCAAGGCGCTCAAGGAAGCCTACGGTCCAGCGGCGGCATGGATGGATCTCGATGCCATCGCTGACTATTGGGACGATCCACAAGCCTCTGAGGCCGAGTTTCGGCGGTTCTGGCTCAACCAGCCCGTTCCGCTCGTAGAAGTACCCACCGTATTCGATCTGAATCAGTGGGAACTCCTCACCAAGACTGACCCAGACCTCCTCGGCGCGTTCACTCTTGGCATCGACCGCTCGCCCAACCGTCACACGTGGGCGATTGCGGCGAGTCAACGGTGTCGCGACGGTTCGGCGCACGTCGAGGTCGGCTACAGCGGCCCCGCATCGGCGACGGACATCGTCGAACGCATCCTCGACATCATCACGGCGTGGAATCCGGTCGCGATCGTCATCGACCAAAAGTCGCCGGCGGCAGTTCTCAAGCCGTTGTTGATCGAGGCCGGCATCGAGCCGATTATGAGCAACTCCACCGAGCTCAGTCTCGCGTGTGAGGGCTTCGTCGAGGCGTACAACACGGGCCAGGTGTCGCATTCCGACCAGGTCGTCCTGAACTCGTCACTGGCAATGGCGGTCAAGCGCATCATGCCCGCCAGTGGTGCGTTCGCCTGGGATCGGATCGCCGGCGGGAACATCGCGCAACTCATGGCGGCCACTCTCGCGCACTGGGCGTTGCTCACGTTCGCCGAGCCGCCAAAGGGTCCGACCGCCAAGCCCCGCACCGCGGCGAACCCGGGCACTAGCAAGACATCTGACCACTTTGACGCCATGAGCGCCGCATTCTGAGCCATTAGGAGGGGTTTTGCCTAGAACAGCAGCCCCGAAGACCGAAAAGGGCTACGTCAACGGCCTTGGCGGCTGGCTGAGTTGGGGCGTCGCAAACGACCACTTCGAGACCAATCCCGAGTGCCTCTGGCCTAATTCGGTGTTCACGTACAACCGAATGGGTCGCGAAGACGCTCGCGTGGCGTCCGTTCTGCGCGCGCTCGGACTGCCCATCCGTCGCACTCAGTGGCGTATTGACCCCAATGGCGCCCGTGACGAGGTCGTGCAGCACATCGCACTAGACCTCGGCTTGCCGGTCGTCGGCGAGGACGTCACCAAGCCCACTCCTCGCACCAAGGGCCGTTTTTCATGGCAGGAGCACCTTCAGCAGGCGCTGACCTACCAGCAGTACGGCCACGCGGTGTTCGAGCAGGTCTACCGCATTGACGGTAATGGCCCCGACGCGCGCGCGCACCTGGTCAAGCTGTCACCGCGGCCTCAGTCGTCGCTCGCGTACTGGAACGTAGCCCGCAACGGTGGCCTAATCTCGGTGCAGCAGTGGCCTGCTGGCACATTCACCGCGCCCGGCACCTTCGTGCTAGCACCGTCCACAATGAGCGACTCCATCTCGGTAAATCGCCTCGTCGTCTACGTGCGCGACCCCGATCCCGGCATCTGGACGGGCAATAGCCTCCTGCGCCCCGCGTTCAAGCATTGGAAGTCGAAAGACGAACTGATGCGCATCGAGGTCGCGGCCGCCCGGCGTCACGGCATCGGCGTCCCGAAGATCACCGCCAATGAGAACGAGTCCGACGACTCTGACCGCATGGACGAGCTTTTGAAGCTTGCCTCGGCCTATCGCGGCGGCGAAACTGCGGGTTTGGCACTGACATTCGGCGAAGAGTTCGACATCATGTCGCCCTCTGGGACGCCAATGGACCCCCGGCGCGCGATCGAGTACCACGACCATCAGATTGCCCTCGTCGCGCTGGCGCACTTCCTGAACCTCGAGGGCCAAGGCGGTTCCTACGCACTGGCGTCCGTTCAGGCCGACACGTTCGTTCAGTCGGTGCAGACGGTGGCCAATGACATCCGCGACGTAGCACAGGCGCACGTCATCGAGGACATCGTCGACGTGAACTGGGGACCGGATGAACCCGCACCCCGCCTAGTGTTCGACGAGATCGGCTCTCGCCAGGATGCGACCGCCGCAGCCCTTCAGATGCTCGTCAACGCCAACCTGCTGACGCCAGACGATCGGCTCGAGGCGTTCCTACGCACCACGACCGGACTGCCCGGCGCAGACCCGAAGACCGAACGACTTCCCGAACCGCCCGCGCCGCCCAGCCCCGGCCCATCCATTGCCGCGCCCCAAAAGAAGGCCGCGCCGGCTCCGACAACCGAGCAGGAGGCACTCTTTTGAGCGAACGCCCGGCCGAGATTCTCATCTACGGCATCATTGGCGCCGACGTCACGGGCGCGCAGGTCGCCGCGCAACTCGCCAGCGTCGGCGAGGATCGCGACCTGGTCGTGCGCATCAACTCTCGCGGCGGCGACGTGTTCGAGGGTGTCGCCATCCTCAACGCGCTCCGTGGGCACGACGGCGCCGTGACGGTCATCGTGGACGGATTGGCCGCCAGCGCAGCATCATTCATCGCCATGGCCGGTCACGAAGTCGTGATGAATCGCAATAGCGAGCTTATGATCCACAACGGTCACGCGATGGCCATGGGCGGCGCCGACGACATGCGCAAGATGGCCGATCGGCTCGAGGCCACCAACGCCAATATCGCCAGCATCTACGCAGAGAAGGCGGGCGGCTCGGCTGACCAGTGGCGCGCTGCCATGTCCATCGAAACATGGTACAGCGCAGACGAAGCCGTCACCGCCGGCCTCGCAGACCGCGTCGAAGCAATCAAGGATCGCGACGCCGCAGCCGTAAAGGCACATTTCGACCTCACGATTTTCAATCACGCCGGTCGCGCGAATGCGCCTGCGCCAACTCAGCCCATAGACCCCTCTGCCGACGAGGCCGAGGTCATCCACAAGGAAACAGGAGGGCCATCCATGGCTACCTTGCATGAGGGCCTCGCGCAGAAGCTCGGCATTCCCGCCGACGCCGACGACGAGACCATTTTGTCCGCAATCGACGAGGCGCTGTCCGAGCGCGCCGAGGTCGAGGTCGACGCACCCGAGCCGACGATCGAGCAGGCCACTCAGATCGCCGCCGCTGCCGGTCTGACCATCGTCAGCAGCGACGTGCTCAGTTCGCTTCAGGCGCAGGCCCGTGAAGGTGCTGAAGCCCGTGCCCTTCAGATTCGCGAAGGCTTCGAGCGTGTCATCAACGCCGCGGTTGCCGACGGCAAGATCGTCCCCGCGTCACGCGATCACTGGCTGACTCAGATCGCCGCCGATCCGACCGGCATCTCCAACGTCATCGCGGGCCTTCCTGCGGTGCTGCCACTGGCCGAGCAGGGCCACGGCGTGAGTAACGACATCACCAACGAGGACGACGCTGTGTACGCCTCGCTGTTCGGAAAGGAAGCCTGACCCATGGCAACTGACTACTCGCCGGTTTACAAGCCCGGCCAGGCCACCACCCACACCCTCTCGGCAGACGTCACCGCCGGGCAGCTCGTCTACGTCACGGGCGTGGACACCGTCGGTCCGACCGGCGGCGTCCAGATCTCAGCGTTCGGCGTCGCGGCGTTCAGCGCACTGTCGGGGGAGAAGGTGACCGTCATCTCCGGTGGCGTTCACATCCTCGGCGCCCCGGCTGCGGTCACCGCGGGTGACCTCGTCACGTCGTCCACCACGGGCGGTGTCGCCACCTACAGCGGCACCACGGCCTCGCAGATCATCGGCGTGGCGCTCAACACCGCAGCGTCAAACCTCGTCACCGTCAAGCTGTTCCGCTGATAACGGGCTAGAGAGAGAAGAGAAAGAGATATGGCAGTTCAGTATCCGCCCGTGCAGCCAACGCTGTCGGGTGACGTCCTTACCATCAGTCGGTTCTTGAACAGTCCGACCCTGGTGGCCCGCCGTCTGCGCGACCTGGCAGACCAGCGATTCATCTCCGACGTGCTGCTCACCGGCCGCATTTCGACCGACTCCGGTTCGGTTCTGTACGAGACGGGTGAGTCGATCTACTCCGATCGCGCGCCCAAGGCCGTGCAGCCCGGCTCTGAGTACCCGCTGACCCCAATCTCGACCGGCACCCCGTCGCTCGCGAAGACCGTCAAGTGGGGCAACGACGCCGAGATCACCGATGAGGCGATCTCGCGTCAGATGTTCTCGCCGGTCGACAAGGCGTTCACCAAGTTGGTCAACCAGATGGTGAAGACCGTCGACGGTGTTGCCATGTCGGCGATTACCTCGGCAGTCACGCAGAGCACCGCGGCGCTGGCCTCCTGGGCAGTCAACGACGGCTCGGCCAAGGTGCTGCGCGACATCGCACGCGCCAAGGCGAACATCATCGCCCTGAACCAGGGCTATGACCCCGACACGGTCGTCGTGGACGATGTCACCTTCGCGAACATCATGAGCGATCCCACGTTCTCGCTGCTGCTGCCGCGTGAGTCGACCTCTTCGCCGGTCTACTCGGGCATGTTCCCGGTCGTCGCCGGCATGCGCATCCTCCCAACGCCCAATGGCATCTCGGGCGTTGCGCTAGTGCTGGATTCCAAGGTGCTCGGCGCCATGGTCGACGAGAACATTGGCGGCCCCGGCTACGTGTCCGCTGGCGGTGTCGGCGTGCAGGCCAAGACCATCCGCGAGGACAAGGTCGACGGCTGGCGTCTGCGCTCGCGGCGCATCACGGTTCCGATCGTTCAGGAGCCGGCCGCCGCGTGGAAGATCACCGGAGTCGCAGCATGAGCGTGACCTACTCGGTCGTCGCTCCGCTGGTCCTGGTTCACGACGACGAAGGCGTAGTTTCTCACGTCTATCAGGGCGCCGTCCTGCCCGACGTCGACAAGGGGCAGGTCGACCACCTGCTCGAGTTGGGGTTCATCGCGAAGGAAGGTAGTGACGAAGCCGTCATTGTCCCCGGTGCGGAGTTCGTCGTGCCCGACAGTCTTCACGTCCCCGAACGTGATGCGCTGGGCAATACGTTCAGTGAACCCGAGCCCGTCGTCGAGGAGGCGCCCAAGCCTGCGCCGAAGCCGCGCGCGAGCCGCAGTAACTGATGAACCCGTTCCTCGATGCAGCGGCGTTCGCCGACATGTTCAGGCCGCTTTCTGATGCCGAAGAACTGTTGGTGACGCCGCTGCTCGAGGTCGTGTCCACATGGATACGGGACCGCAAGCCGGGTATCGCCGATGACGATGCGGCGGCAATAGTCGTCACGTTCGAGGTCGTCCGAGAAGCGTTGGCCTACGGCAGGTTTGGTGGACTATCGCAGTTCAAGGAAACGACGTCGCATAGCGAGAGTTCTGGTACGTTCACATCTCGCGACATCGAACGGTTCATCTCGGGCCGCCACCGTCAAATCCTTGGCCTCGGTAGCACCACTGGCGCTCGCGGCCACTTCCCCGTCTGCGACTACTGATGACTCGGGGCAGTGACACCATCCAGATTCGCAAGCGCACTCTCAGCGCGACGCGTAACACTCTGAACCAGAAGACCCCCGAAGCCGACACGCTCATCACGAAATCCGGCTGCCTCGTCGAGATTCAGCGCCCCGCAGAAGTCGAGGCGCTGACGACCATCGACACCGAAATCGCGTGGATATTCATGCCCGTCGACAATGACACTCGCGGCATTCTCACCACTGACGCTATTGACTTCGACGGCCGCACGTTCGAGGTGCGCGGCCCCCGCGCGATCGAACGACGCATCGACGGCACCGAGGTTCAGGTGTGGTGCGTCGCCGAATGGCAAGCAGGCTAAAGGAGTCCGTCATGGCCAGTTACCTCACCACGAAGCCGCTCGTCCTCGAGATCGACGGCGTGGCACACGTCTATCGCACCGGCGTCATCATCGACGTGGACGATGCAACGGGCGCGCTGATCGACCCGCGCCGCGTCAAGGCCATCGAGCCCGTCGAGCCCGTCGAGGCACCCGAACCCCCGGCCGACGTCGAACTGGTCGCCGAGGATGCAGCCAACGCCGAGCATGAAGGCGAGAAGCCGCTCAAGTCTCACACGGTGCCCGAACTCGTCGAGATCGCCAAGGCGGCAGGCGCTTCCGAGGATAGTGTCAAGCACCTCAAGAAGCCGCAGTTACTCGAGGCCATCGAACGCCTCACGCACGATAGCGACGACTAGTGTCCACGGTCGAGGAGATCGAACTCGAGATCCGTCGCCAAGCACGCAACGACGCCAAGGTTCGGCGCCAGTTGCGCACTGAGACCGAGAAGGTTCAGGAAGTCTGGCGCTCACATTCCCCGGTCGACGAGGGCACCTATGCAGCGTCGGTTCAGATCAAGGAACGCAGCGACGTCGACGGCTTCCCTGCAATGAAGGTCGTCGCGACGGACTCAAAGGCCGAGTACATCGAATTCGGCACCGGCGTCTACAACCCGCGGCGTCAGGGCGGTAACTCGCCGGCGTTCGCACCGCGCGCGAAGACGGCCGCCGAGTTCGGTGGCGATGAGTCTCCCGCCGATGGCAGCTTCGGCCCAATCGAACGATGACCGTCGAACTCTACGGCCTCGATGCACCGAACGGCGTCGAGCTGCTCATTGAGTGGTTGATCCCGCTGGGCGTCGAAGTTGGCCCCAATCGCCCGTCTGGCGCAGTCCTGCCGTATCGCATGGTTCAGGTCGCGGGCGGTACCGATGACCGGATCGCCGATCACACCATCTACCAGGTCGATGACTTCGCGGTGGACATCGAATCCGCTCTGGCACAGGCCAGGATGACTCGCCGCCGCATCCTCGCGCTCGGCCCGCCGTATGCACCGCAGCGTCGCGTACAGATCAGCACCGGACTCGCCTATGCGGACTCGGTGTCGACGTCGCAGGTTCCCAAGTACCTCGACTTCGGTGATGACAAGGTCGCTCGCTTCACGTCGCGTTATGCCGTCGATCTGCGCTTCGTAGCCGCCTAGCTCAGCCCAAAACCAAGCCCCCGCAACCGATCCCGGTTTGCGGGTCATACCCATGCCTGCACGGTCTGGGGCACCCGAAAGGAATCGCAATGGCATTGCCCTCGACCGGCCAAGAGTGGGAAGCGACTTACGGCTTCAACCCGCTCAACATCCGCAAAGGCATCATCACCAACATCCTGATCCGTGACTATCACGGCTCGCTGACCAACCTTCGCGATCCGCTCATCGGACTCAACACCTTCGGCCTGTTCTCGCCGTACGCCGCGGATGGCCTGTACCGCGATGACCTGCTGGACCCCGATCTGCCCGGCGGCCAGTTCTACGACTTCGGCGCGCTCGCCGAGTCCGGTACTGAGATCACGCCCGACCTGAACGTCAGTGACGTGAAGATCGCTCAGTCGCGTCGCGCACAGCGGTACGACATCGAGGAAGAGAACGACGAAATCATGTGGACGTACCGGGAATCCAATCCCGGCGTCGACCTCCTGCGCTTCGACAAGCCACTGATCAACGTTCCCGACCAGGGCACCCCGCAGTACACCGCGGTCAAGCCTTCCGAGGGTGATCTCGTCGAGCGTCAGGTCGTCGCACTCGCCGAGGATGGCGATCAGCGTTTCGCCTACGTGTTCCCGCGCCTGGCTCGCAAGAAGGTCGGCAAGACGGCGATCAACAAGAAGGATCCCGATGACCTTCAGTTGACGTACGGCGCGCTCATCTGCCCGTTCGCCGATACCCCGATTTACATCGTGCGTGACGGTGCGGGCCATCGTGCGGCTGCTGGTGCTCCGATCTTCAGTGCGACGCCTCCTGTGGGCACGCAGACCGGCGCCACCTCGGCCACGGTTGCGTTCACTACGCCGACATTGCTGCACGATCCGCTGCCCGACTCGTTCACGTACGCGGTGGAGAAGTCGGTTTCGCCGTACTCGTCTTGGACGAGCGCGACGACCACGACGCCGACGGTTGTCGGTGTCACGGTCACGATTCCGGTCACCACGTTGACCACTGCGACGGCGTACAAGTTCCGCGTCGTTGCCACGGCGAACAACGAGCAGAGCAGCACCTCGCCGGCGTCGAA